TTACCAGCGCCAATTTTGCAATCATTGGCTCCTGGTATGCTTTCTGTTCCCACTCCGAACTTCAACTATATCATCCCTGCGGAAAAATATAGTATGCCAAGACAGGGTGGAACAACAATGCGCTTCTTGCGCCCTGTTCCCCTTACTCCTCCTGTTGTGCAGTTAGGGAACACAGGAATTGAACCTCCTTCACAAGTAGCCACAAGAGAGATCATCGATGCAACGATGGCTTTCTACGGAACTTCTGTGATCCTTAACGAGCAAGTAGTCATCCAAGATCAAGATCCTGTGCTCTCATGGGTCACAGAGCGTCTTGGTGTGGCAATGAGACAAGCCGAAGATATTATCTTGAGAGACTTTCTCCTTTCTACGGCCCAAATTTACAACTGTAAAGGTGGGGTAGATGGAGATAACCCTACAGAAATTACTGTAAGGGACTTATCAAACGTAGCTGCTTCATTAGATACAGCAAACGCCTTTAAATTCCTCTCTGGAAAAATTGGGGAGGATCGTTTTGGATCAAGTCCAATTCGTTCTGCCTATTTCCTTCTCTGTAACACAGAACTGCAACCTGCTTTTGACGGCTTAGATAAGTTTGTCTCTTCATGGAACTATCCTAATCAAAATGATGTGATCTACAGCGAATATGGAGCAGTTTTGAACTTCCGTATTTTTACAAGTTCTGAAGCTGCTGTTCAAAGAGGAGCTAGCATGAACGGCAATGATGTGTACAACAACATGGCTGTGGCTCGCGAATCTTATGGGCACATTGACCAGGACGGGTATAGCAGCCAATTGCTCTATCGACCACCTATCTTTTCTGGTCCATTAGCTCTTAATGGAACCCTTGGTGTGAAGTTTGCGCAAACGCAAGCCATCCTCCAAGAGACATGGCTTAGAAACGTCAGATGCACATTAGTTTCTTAAGGAGGAATTCATATGGCACAGTACAGCAAAATTTTACGAGGCACCTTTACATCTACTGGTGTCGCTAAGTTCTTAAGCTTGCCTATGGTTCCAGATATGATCGAAATTTGGAACAAAACAAAATGGGCAACAACTACTAACCACGTAGGTACACAAGCAATTGGATTTGCAGAAGATGCAGCCGGAACTGCTTACGTTACAGAAAGTAACGGTACTGCTTGGTTAGGAAAAACTATCACTTCTGGTGGTTTTACATTCATTTCTGCGGGAACTCCTACTTTTGGAGCTGCCACAACTTCTACAGCTGGAACACCAGTTAGCCAAGCAAACCCAGCCGTGGTTCATAGCGTCGCTCATGGACTTGTGACTGGAGATGTAGTTTGGATTTATGGAACTACTGGAATGCTGCAAATTGCAGGAATTCCTTATGTGATTACAAGAACAGGAGCAGATGACTTTACTATTCCAGTAAACTCTTCTGGATTTGCAGCTGCTGCAACTTCCGTATCTTGGAAAAAGTTCCTCTATCCTGATTTGTATATTCCTGAACTTTGCTATATCACAGCAATTTCTACAGGAACTACGACTACGATCACAACGAGCTTTAACCACAATTTCGTTGTTGGACAAGAAGTTGGTTTCACTATCCCACCACAATGGGGTACAACCCAATTGGATAGCGCAGTGTATCTACAAACACGTTTCCAACCGCAACAAGCAATCGTCACTGCGGTAGGAGCAGCTAACCAATTGACTGTCAATGTGAACAGTACAGGGTACACAGCATTTACTTACCCAACAAGCGCTACAGCAGCGCTCGGGGTCACATTCCCACAAGTGTACGCTTTAGGAGATCAAAATACAGGATTCTCTCTCACTTCAAGTGGAACAGTTCCTTATCTTGGAGTGACTAATGGAGTCATCGGTATTCCAGGATCTTTTGCGCCAAACACACGACAAGGGGTAATTGTAGGCGTTGGAGACGGCACAGAGATTATTCATGCGAATAATGATGTGATCGCTTTCAGAGCCACTTTCCCAGATGCGGTTATGTTGAACCAATAACAAACTAAAGATAGGGGGAGCAATCCCCCTGTCTTACAAGGTAAAGAATGTCAAATCAGAGCAATTTCGGTTTGTACAATTCAGGAAGCTATCTTCCTTTTACCTGTACGATCACAAATATTACTTCGTCCAATCAACAAACAGTGGTGACTACTTCTGTAAATCACCAATTTGTCATTGGAAATGAGGTACAATTTTACATTCCTCCGCAATGGGGAATGAGAGAACTGAACAATCTTAAAGGGACAATTTTGAACACCACAGCAAATACGATTACGGTAAACATTAACAGCTCTCTTTTTTCTTCTTTTGTCACTCCTGTAGTCACTTTGCCCAATATTGTTCAATCCCCACAAGTATCTCCTATTGGAGATTTTAATTATGGAACACAAACTCCAGGGACAAATCCTAATTTGCAAGTTCCCGGATCCTTTAGAAATACATTTCCATAAAGAGGAGAAATTATGACAAGAACACAGGAAAAATTAGTTAAAGGAATCATTGAAAACCAACAAGAAATGAATGCTTTAACTCAAGATAAAATCAATGAAATTAGTCCTAAAGCAGAAGAGAAAGAGTTGACTCTTTCTAAAAAAGAACAAGCACGAATTGAAGGAATTCCATATATCGAGCCTAAAAGAAGACTACCTGGTTTTGGAAAGCTTCCAGATAAACTCCAAAAAGATCATGCAAGAGACTGGGAATATGTAAAAGGTATTTTTGAAAACGAAGAAAATAGAGGAGAAGCGAAGAGTTTTTGGCTCTCTTTATATCCTGGAGACCCTGATTGCTTATGGGAAGTGCCGGCAAATATACCTGTATATGTGCCTCGAATGGTCGCTAATGTTCTATCAGGAGAAAGAGGTATGACAGGAGAACAAAGTATGGTTTATCACACCTTTGATTACATACAAAAATCAGATAGTCAATGGAAGACAGACGATTTTACTCATAACTTCTCACCTACTGGGATGCGTTATCGAGGAAAATTTAGACCTATTGGAGCTTTTGCGTGAGCACATTATCAACTGTCAGTGGTGGATTTTTAAATGAAGTAATTACTTGGGTCCGAAGGATTATTAAAAGTCCTTCGGAACAAGAAATCTCTTCTCAATTGATTGGCGATTACATCAATAGATTTTACGTCTATGATATGCCAGAGAGGCTGCAACTTTTCGAAATGAAAAGGCAGTATACGTTTGAAACGCAAGCCAATATTTTCGAATATCAATTTCCTTATCAGCAGTATCAGATGGTTATGCAGCCTGTCTATTGTGACGGAATTGAAATAGGGTATTATCAATCCAATGATCAATTTTATAAAGTTTTTCCAGAACTTGTCCTTAATGAAACTCCCATTCAAGGAAATGGTACTGCGGGACCTTATACAATTACTTTTTCTAGAAATCCTGTTCTTAGAGGGTTTACTGACGATTTGGGAAATCTTCTTCCATACGTATTTATTTCTGCTTTAGATGCAAACAACACACAACAGATGATTATTGATGATGGGGTGGGTAATCTCATTTTAGCTGATTCTTTAGGTCATCCTCTTTTTAATCCCGATGGCTCTTATATTCCAGCCGGAGCAGGCACTGTGAACTATGTGACAGGTGTAGCGAGTAATTTTACTTTTGGAAATTTGATTCCAGCCGGAGTCAATATAGAAGCACAAAGCTCCCCTTATTCAGCAGGGACTCCAAGGATTTGTCTTTTCTTTAACAATATTCTTAAGCTTTATCCTGTCCCAGATCGAGCCTATAAAATCCAACTCGATTGTTACATCACCCCATCTCAATTTTTAGATACTACATCATCCGTTCCATTCGCGTATATGGCTGAATATTTAGCAAGGGGAGCTGCGCAAAAGATTCTCAGCGATACTGGAGATTACGAACAGTTCCAATTTTATGAACCTTTATTTAGACAGCAAGAAAATTTTGTCTTGAGAAGAACAAGTAGACAAAGAAGTAACCAACGCACTCCTACTATTTTCGCTTCTCAAACATCGGCTAACCCATACATTTATACCCAATATTAAGGAGAAAAAATGGATAAAAAACATGAGAAAGAAAGGCTCCATCCTATGTTGCATGGACATTTAGACCGTAAAAATCAAGGGAAAATGGGAAAGAAAGAGCCTCAAGGGCATCTCCAGCATCCCGACCATCATCATAAAATGGCAAAACACCACCATAAAGAAATGAATAAGCATATGTCTGCTCTACATAGAATGGCAAGACACTCACATAAGGCAAAATAATGAAAGGAAAAGTCAAAGTAGCAAAAGGTGTTTCTTTACCTCGAGGAAAAGAGAGCGAACTTCGGAAAAAAACTGGTGGTTCTTCTACAGGAAAATATAAGAACGTGGAGAAAAAAGATTTTGCCGGTAAATCAGGGCAAACCAGTCCCTATAGTTTTCCTATTAATGATTTAGCTCATGCAAGAAATGCCTTATCTCGAGCTCATTTTGCTCCTAATCCTGCTGGAATTCGAGCGAAAGTGTATGCCAAATATCCTCATTTGAAAAAAAGACATGAAGAAAGGACAAAAAAATCATGACTTTTAACCCAAATATTCCCCAAGCAAATGATGATCCTAGTGTTTCTCAAGCGCAGTTATTAGCTAATTTTGGAGTATTAAATACCGACTTTGCCGTAAACCATAATCCATTAACTGCTACAGCAAATCCCGGATTTCATACCAAAGTGTTTTTTGCTAATGTTTTGGGAGCTGATCCCGGACTTTCTGCGCCCCAATCTTCTCTTTATACAAAAACAGTCTCTGCTGCCAATCAGTTATTTTTTCAAAATGGAGCTTTGGCTTCAAATGTCTTTCAGTTGACAAATCTTCCTGTAGTCACTACAGGTACTAATTATAGTGTGGTTACTCCGTGGGGTCTCATCATCAAAATGGGACAAGCAAACGCAAGTCCGATTAACTTTGCAGATGCAATAGCAAATCCTCTTAATACAGTTTATACAGCCTTATTAACTCCCAGAAATTCTTTTACTACATTTTTTATCACAGCTGTGAACCCAACGAATTTAACTTATAACGGATTTGTACCAGTTTATTATCTTGCCATAGGAACAAAATGAACTTTGATCCTAATATTCCACAACCCATCGATATTCCGGCAGATAGTCAAAATGACTTATTAAATAATTTTTTGATTTCCAATCAATATTTCAATACAGACCATGTCCCCTTCAGTGGGGTGATCACCAATATTGCACAAACCAATCCTTGTAGGGTGACAAGTCCTGTTCATACATTAGCTACAGGGGATATGGTTACATTTTTTAATTTATATAACGATACGGGAGATCCAGCAAATCCTCCTGCGGGACCAGTGACAGGGATGGGTCAGTTAAATGGAAATACTTATACCATTACAGTGGTAGATGAAAATACTTTTACTTTAAATGGAGTTGATGCAACAGGATTTACTGCATATATTCCTAATGTTCCCTATAGTTCGGGAGGAAATTATTCTTCAGCTAGCCTTCTCCAAGGATATCACAAGAAACTTTCTTTTTTTCAAAATCAACAAGACCCCAATCTTTCTCCTCCGGCCGCCTCTTTGTATACAAAGTTTATAAACAATATTACTCAGCTTTTTTTTCAGAACAACAATGCAAATTCTACTTTTCAATTAACTGGGATTCAAGTTCAAGAAAAAGAATCCGGACGAGGGATAATTACCCCATTTGGACTCATCATTAATTTTGGAGAAGTTTCATTTACCAGTCCATCTGGTGGTCCAGCGACTATTACCTTTCCTATTCCTTACACATCAACTGTATATACACTGCAAGTGTGTGGTTTTTCAGGTTCAGGTTTTAATATTGTTTCGAGTTGGTTTGTAACGAATGTAAATCTAACTGATTTTCAAGGTTTTTCTTCTGTTACCAGAGCAACATTTTTTTATTTAGCGATTGGAACATGAACACATTAGTAATTTCTAATTTTAAAACAGGTCTAGAAACAAATTTAGAGCCATTTAACATAGATAATGATGCATTTCCTGTCTTAAATAATGCTTACATTTGGAGAGGGAGAATCAAAAAAAAGAGAGGGACACAGCAACTTGGAAGACTTCAAAGAGATCTTACCTCTGCTTCTGCGGGTACCTATAGCACGATCAACGGCACAAATACTTATAATATTTTTACTGGATTAGCAATCTCTGGTACAGAGGCAACAGCTCAAATTATCCCAGGCAATATTAAAAACATTACAATTACATTTGCAGCTCCCATAGGACAAACTCTTACAGATACATTAGGAAATGGAACGATGACAGTGGGGGGAGCAGGACCAATTGTAAGTGCCACAATTAATTATTCCACAGGAATTATTACAATTACTGGTAATGCAGCAGTAGGACCTGCAAACGTTACAGTCACTCTTTCTTATTTTCCTACACTCCCTGTTATGGGAATTGAAGATTTCGATCTCAATTTCAATATTAATCCAGGAATTACTAACTTTCCAGTCACTGTTTTTCTAGATACCAAATATAGCTACCAGTTCAATCAAACGACTCAAGTGTTCTATAGTACCTCTTTTTATAAAAATACAGGAGCTCCTATAGTATGGTCTGGGGCTGACTATCAACAATTCTGGTCTGCAAATTGGCAAGGTGCTCTTTGGGTCACTAATGCTAAACCTGGATTTCAGTTTAAAGTAATTACAGGCATGCCTGTAATAGGAGCAAACTCTCAATTTACAATTGTTGGTCACGGGTTAACGAATAATGACTTTGTGTTTATTAACGAAGTAAACGGAGTAACTGGAGTCAATGGAGTTTCAGGACAAGTCACATTTATTGATGCAAATACCTTTTCTATTCCCACTCCTGGTGCAGCTGGAGCTTATATATCAGGAGGAATTGCTCAATACTTAACAAGATCAGTTTCAAATACGCAAGATGGTATCCGATGGTATGATGGAGATCCGGTAGCTGATCCCACTAAAGGATGGGTAAACTTTGCACCACCATTACAAAATACACTTACTCCTCAGTATCTTGTAGGGGCAAAAGTTATTTTTCCTTTTAAAGATCGCTTACTCTTTTTTGGCACATATACACAAACTTCTGCGGGAACTGCTGTATATAACCCCAATCAAGTCGTCTATTCTTGGAACGGAACTGCTTATTATGCTTCTCCTGTACCTGTAAACCAGACTTTTGATGTCTCAGCTTATTATCAGAATGTTTTTGGAAGAGGCGGTTTCCTTGATGCTTATGTAAACCAAGAAGTCATTAATGTGGCCGAAAACCAAGATCTTTTGATTGTCAATTTTGAAACACAACCTTTGAAGTTGATTTTTACCGCGGATAGTAGTTTACCATTTATCTTTCAAACCATCAGTCCAGAATTAGGCTCACAAAGCACGTTTGCTTGCGTTCCATTGGACACTGGAGTGTTATCTGTAGGTCCATATGGCTTTGTGATGACGACAGCTGTAAACGTAAGAAGAATCGATTTAGCAATTTTGGATCAGGTTTTTGAAATATCGGCAGCCAATAATGGTTCGCAACGGGTAACAGCTGTAAGAGATTTTCGCAATGAATTTGTCTACTTCACCTATCCTTCCTTCTTAAAAGCCTCATGGAAATTTCCCAATAGAACTTTGCTCTACAATTATCGAGAGAACAATTGGGCGACATTTGATGAAAATTACACTCATTATGGGACTTTTAGAAGATCCACTGGGACAACTTGGGCCAATCTTGGAAAAAAATATGGTAAATGGAAAAACTGGTTAGATCCTTGGAATTTTGGTGCGAATGCGACCAGATATCCTTCTATTGTGGGAGGAAATCAGCAAGGATTTATCATGATTAAAGATGAAGGAACTTATGAAGACAATTCGCAATTTATTCAAGCAATTTCTGGAACTACTATCACATCTCCGAATCATTGTCTAAATTACACTTCAAATGCTTTGGCTACTGGAGAATATATTCAGATTAGTGGCTGTCTTGGTGATCCTGGAATCACAGCAATCAATGGACAGATTTACAAAGTACAAGTGACAGAGGGAGATTTAAACACATTTAGCCTTCTTCCTACAGCGGGACAACCCATCCCTTCGGGAACATATCTCGGAGGAGGAGTATATAAAAGACTTACTAATATTTTCATTCAATCAAAGATGTTTCCGATCTTTTGGGGACAAGGGAGAAAAGTGCGTATTGGCGATCAATTTTATCTTCTAGATACCACCACCTATGGAGAGATTATCATTAATCTCTACACAAGCCAAACCGATTCTTTCCCATCAAACGACCCTTTTGCTAATCCCAGCTTTCCTTTTTCAAATATTTTATTGACAAGACCAGAGCCTCCTCAGTTTGGAGAAGGGATCGCCACGCAAAATCAAATCTGGCACAGGATGAGTACGAGTGTAATTGGTGATACTGTACAAATCGGATTTCAAATGTCAGATACCCAAATGAGGGATACGCAAATTAATAGTTCAGAAATCACCATCCATGCAATTGCTATGAAAGTTTACCCAGGACCAATTCTCGCATGACAATTCCAACACAAAATAGAACTCCTTTTCTAATTACTACACGGAAATTCCCTCAGGATTTTATTCAGTTAGAACCCGTACTCACAAAAATGTATTTTGAAGTTTCTAATGCAGTGAATACTCGGGAAGTAAGCCTCTATGAGTTATCTCAAATTAATACCGGACAAAAATGGTTTAACACAGGAAACCCAATAAATCCTTTACAAGCATTTAGAACTGTTTATACAAGAACAGGAATACCAAACGGAAATACTACCATTACTCACAATTTGCCGATCGATATAAACACTCAATTTGTCAATATCTATGGGACAGCTAATAGACCAAATACAAAATTTGTCCCCTTACCCTTTGTTGATGGATCTGGAGGAGGTGACAATATTGGATTATTTGTAGATACAACAAATATTCATATAGTCACAACCACCGCAAATTGGACTGCATATAATGCGATCATTGTATTAGAATATATTTTAAATAACTGAGGAGAACATATGCAAAATTACAACAGTTTACTAGGAGTGACTCCACGTTACTCAAAGACACTTGGAATTCCTTCAGGAGCCTCTGTGCGCCCTACAAAGATTTCAGGCTATAAACAAGCCATTATTCCTCAGATGACTCCAGAGCAACAAAATATTTTATCCTCTCTTTTAGGAGCCATTGGCCCAGGAGCAGAAGAAGGGTTAGGATATTTATCACAACTTGCCGGTGGAGAAGAAGGTGCTTTACAACAATTTGAAGGACCTGCTAGACAAATGTTTGAAAGACAAATTGAAAATTTAGGAAACCGTTTTTCTCTGGCCGGCGCTCGTGGGTCTTCTGCCTTTCAAAATGCTTTAGCAGGGGCCGGCGCAGAGTTTTCGGAAAATTTAGCCGCACAAAGAGCTGCACTTCAAACAAGTGCTATCGAATCTCTTCTTGGACATGCGGAGACTCTTCTAGGACAAAGACCATTTGAACAACTTCTATTACAAAAAGCAAGAAGACCTTCTGGCTTTGGTGGTTTCCTAGGAAAAGCTGGGGGAATTGGTTTAGGAATATTAGGAAAATCATTATTAGGAATTTAATATGTTTCAAATTATTGAAGAACAGCCTAAACGTCCATCTTTTGGAAGAGAACTTCTGACCGGTTTTGGAGAATCCTTGCCCGGTGTCATGGAAAAGCTCCTTTCTGATTATGAAGTTGCCAAAGAAAATGAAGCTTTGGGAATTCCAAAAGGAGTAAGAAGCGATAAATTAAAACAAATTCTTCTACAAACACAGGGAAAGCAGCAATTAAATCTTCAAGATATGGCTCAAGAGCAAGAATCTTATGAAACCATAAAAGAGCGATTTGGAGAGAATTTTGCAAAAGTGTGGAAAGCCATTGGAAAAGGGGAAGGAAGGACAAATCTTACGTCACTAGCTGTAGAAGCAAAAGAAAGAGGACTTGATTTAGATCAAATGTTTCAACCTCTTACGCAACAAGCAGATCAAATTATTCAAGCCGAACAGCCAGAAAGATTAGAACAAATTAAACAAAAGCCAGAAATTAAAGAAAAAGGCTTACAAAGATTTCCGGTTCAAGAAATTCCCAAAGGGATGACTTTCAAAGAAAAAAATGATTACAAGAAAGAACTTCGTAAAGAAAATCTTCCTATTTTTAAAGAGTCAAAAGATCGCTTCAAAGCAGCAAAAGGGGAAAAGTTGCTAATCGATAAGGTGAATAGTATTAATGAAAGTCATAAACTCCCCGAAGGAGTGGAGAGATTATTAATCAATCCGGCCACTGGAGAACCTTATAGCTTAGCTCAATTAGCAGGTTTAGTGAATGCAGACACGCAAACTTTCCTCAAAACAATTAATGAATTTACAACTAAAGCTAAGGATACTTATGGGTCTAGAGTTACGAATTTCGATTTACAACAATATATGAAACGGCTTCCTGGTCTTTTGAATACCTATGAAGGTAGAAAAAATATTATAAAAATGATGAGAATTACTAATGAAATCACTCAATTGCGAGAAGATGAACTAAAATCAATCTATGATCATTATGGATTAGAAGGAATTCCTCCAGAAAAAGCAGAAATGTTAGCTAGCGAAAATATCGCTGAGAAAGAGGAAAAATTAGTTGAAGAATTCAATAAAATGGATAGAGAAAATGAAGCGATTTCTTCTACAGAATCTACAAAACAAGCTGAAGATCAAATTATGGAAGAGCTTCCCAATCCTGCACAAAATAAAGGTAAAAGAATTGTAGATGAAGACACTGGTGCTATTTTCGAGTCTGATGGGAAAACATGGAAAAAGGTTAAATAATGCCAAGATATCGTTTTCTTGAAGAAGAACCAAAAGTTGAACAGAAACTCCAACAAGAACAGATTCCTCAAAAAGGAAAATTTAGATTTCTTAAAGAAGATGAACATCCAGAAGAAATTTCCTCTGTTTTTGGAGTTCCATTTAAAGATATTGCGAGGCAAGGCGCCCAATACACTGCAAGAGGATTAGAGACGTTAGCAGGTCTTCCAGGAGATATTTATCAGGCGGCAAAAACTCTTTCAGAATATTTTCCAGAACTTCCCTCTTTTCTCCAAGGACAGGAATCTTTTGTTTCAAAAGGATTAAAAAAAGCTGGCGAAACCCTTCCCACTTCGCAAGAATTAAGGGGATTATCTAAGGAAGTATCTCAAGGATTTCTTGAGCCGAAAACAGAAACAGAAAAAGGAGTTGGGGAATTTGTATCAGATCTTACGTCATTAAAAGCTGGTGGTTTTGGATTGCTTAAAGCGGCAGGAACTTCCTTAGTAGGAAATCTAATTGCTCCAGTAGTTAAACAAGCCACAGGAAGCGAAAAATTAGGTGAAAACACAAAAAATGGCCTTTATTTAGTTTCAGCAATGATAAAGCCTGGTGCTGCGAGAGAATACGGTCAACAAAAATTAAAAAATGCATATCAAGCGATTCCCGAAGGAGAAACAATTTTAACTACACGTCTAGATAGGAACTTAAAAAACTTTTTAACCGAAATTGAAAAAGGTGGAATTACTCCTGCAAAACAACCTGCTTATCGATTAGCTAAGAGATTAGAAAAAGCTCCATCAGGAAATACTCTAGATGTTTTAGAATTGCCCGCTACTAGAAATTCAATTAATGAATATAGATTCGAGAAAGAATTAAACCCTAAAGCCCATCGTTGGCTCAATAAGTTTGATGATATTATCAATAAAGAACTAACAACTTATGGAAAAGCTAATCCAGAATTTCTATCAAATTATCGAGAAGGAAATGAAATATTAGCTAACGTACATCAAGGAAATAGAGTTACTAAATTTATATCTAAAGCATTAGGGACAAAAGAAATAAAACCAGAAACATTACTTTTATTAGGATTACATTCACCCAAAGGATTAGGTGCCGCGGGAGGAGTAGCTGGATTAAGTTCTGTTTACAATATTGGAAAAAGATTAACAAAACCAACATTTAGAAAACATTATTACAACACTCTAAACTCTGCTCTTAAAGAAAATGTCCCAGTTTTTTTAAAGAATGTAAAAAAACTAGATGATTCCATCCAAAAAGAAAATAAATAATTATATTTTAAGGGACAAAATCGCAATCCTCAGCTTGTTTTGGTTTTCCACAACATACATATATCAAATATAAAAGTCCTATAAAAAATAAAATTTGCATATTTCACTCACTTTCCTTGTAATAGATTTATAAACATTTCATAAAGTTTGTCAGTTCTAGCAGATTGTTGTTTTACATCTGATCTAATTTCAGCTTCAAAAGATTTCATTTCTTTAAAGAGAAATCCTGCTGCCCCTAAAATAGTGCCTATCAATGTAAAGAATTGAAACCAGTCCATCTTATCCTCTTTTTATTTTTAAGATCGCTCCTCTCATGTCTACTCGAATTAGTATAGACAATTCTAATAATTAAGTATATGAAAATAAATACTTTATATATTTTCTAAGTGCGAAAATTGCAAGAAAATAACCAATCATGCAAGATTAAGCATCAAATAAGTAAAAAAATTGTATTGCAATGTCAATCAAGTCAAAACGTCTTTCATTAGAAGACAGAAAAAAAATCGAAGAACTTTTACATAAAAATACAATACATAAAGATATATGCAAAATATTGAATATAGCTCCCTCTACATTTTATCGAGATCTGAAAAAATGCAAAGATTGTTATAACGCAGAAGAAGCGCATAATAATACTGGTCAACGTAAAAACTTGATTGATTGGGAAATAATTGGAAAAAGATTTGGATTACTTACGGTTATAGAATTTGCCAATATCTACAACAAACGTTCTTGGTGGAAATGTAAATGTGATTGTGGAAGAACATGTATCATTTCAAGAAAAATCCTCACTGATTACTGTAGTCCAAAAAGAGAATTAAGTTGCGGCTGTATTCCAAAACAACAAAGGAATGGCGGAGAACAAGTTCCTTTAGAAGAAGCAAGTTTGAGAAAATTTTATGATCTAATAAAGTTTAAAAACACAAATGGAAGTTGTTGGGAATGGACTGGATATAAAAGAAAAGGAAAAATACCAATGACGTCGTGGAAAAATAAAGTAATGAGCGTACGTAAATGTATGTATTTATTAATGAACGGAACTACTTATGAACCGAATCCTGTTTTTACAACCTGTGGAAATTTATTATGTTTCAATCCAGATCATATAACTATCGAAAGACCAACCAAAAGACAATATTATGATTGAGGAATCCAAATATTACCCTTTTTGGCTAATTAAATGCTTCAACCATTGATCATATGTTTTCGGATCCCTATTCCTTTGTATAGTCCATTCATTAGTCGTCTCTAAATGATAACAGCCTGCATCCCCCACAAGAACTACAAAACGAGGAGGAGCTTTTGGTGGATTTATAAAAATTGAAGGCAAACTTACTGACCAATTAGTTTTTTTTATATTGGAACCTTCTTCTCCTAACTCTTTTAGTTCTTCATTGTCATAATCACAGACTATTTTTACAAACTCTGGGCGGCTAAATGATGCTTTTCTTGTCGCTTCCTTAATCTTTTCAAAATATTTATCATGAGATTTATGTAGTTCTTTGACTATCTCTTGTACTTTCTGTTTTTCTTTTGCTACCTGTTTTTGTAATAATGAATTAGCTTCGATTACTCCGATCTTAGCAAACTGTTCTACCCTTTTTGGATGCCTTAATTTTCTCAATCCTTTAGCAATGATTTGTCTTACACGTTCTCGACTAACATTGATTTGTTTACCAATTTCATCTAAAGTCAGATCTTCAAAAAATTTGAGTTTTAAACAGACTCTTTCTCTATCAGTCAAAGTCAATAGAATTTTTTCTATCTCTTCTCGGATAAATAAAGAGTCTACTTTTTCGCGAACATCGTCAATGAACGGGTCATCTTCAAAAAGAATCATACACTCGCAATCTTCCAATATTCCGTGGGTTTCTTACGATAAAGATTTAAATTAATCCCTTGCAATTCTGGAATCTTACTGTATTCTACATTTCCTTGGCGAATCACTTTAGAAACTTGTATTCCCCCTCCTCGAGTATTTTGATTATTCGTAAGATGAATAATGCTTTCTCGAAGATCTTTTTCCTTAGTCTCGAGCTCTTTAAGTTTACTATATACCTCTTTCCATTCTTCGCAGACTTTGACCCACATATCATCGGAACGTATGTTATAATCTCTTAAGGAAGTCTCCGGCGGAGAAAAGTCTAAGATCCGTTTCCAGAATTCTTCTTCTTTGACAACCATCTCATCAATATACTTTTGATCTTTTTCTACTTCGACAATGACCCCATCCTCTCCATCAAAAGAGAAATAATAGGCCATCTCTAGCCCACATACTTCCAATTGGTGTTGAATCTGAGGATAATACTTTTCTGGCACCTTTCCCTCTTTAGCCAATGAATGGTCTTGACTTCCCGCACACTTGATCTCTACAATGTGCTTTCTTCCGATGTCTATTCCATCTAAAGAGGCAATCATCCAATCAAATTGCGGATGGTTAATAACTTCCGGAAGCATACAAAGATTTGTCTTGGTTTCGAATACACTTCTTGCTTTATTTTCTAACTCAAGACCCCTTTGCATTGCTTCCGTTTTATACTGCTTCCTTACACCAATTTTTTCTTCCCATAACTGAAACTGCGTCTTCCAGGGAGATACTTCCATGATCACCGGCGCATCGCTAGAGCCAATTTTGTTTTGCCTAAACTCTAGCCATTCTTTGCTTTGTTGGACTAAATTATTCATATTGCCTCATCTAGTTTATTATTATTTTTCGGAATTTCCGATTTTCCGATTCCTTTAGGGAAATAAGAAATCGGAAATATTACTCATTAGCTGCCGCTTCTTGTATCATCTCAGCTTGAGCATCTTTAAGCGAAGATAAGTAAGTCTCTCTATTTCTAAGAGCTGCTATCTTTATCCTGTCAAAAAGGTTCAATGGCAGATTCTCAATGTTCTCTACATTGATCGGAGATTTTTTTAATGTAGTAAACACAGAATCTACATACTTGGGTTCACACTCTTTAAAAATCTCACAAAGCTCTTCTGCCTGTTCCTTAGAAATGATCTCCAGAACCTTTTCTTCTTTTGTTTCCATATAAGAAGGACTGGTTATTTCTTGAAGCTCATCTAATACATAGCCTACTCCCTTAGAAAGATCAGGAAAAAGCTGTCTAAATAGCTTAGACATTGCCCTATTGTAACACATAACATCAGGATACTTGCCCCAAGGACCAGCTTCTTGATAGATTCCAGCTCTTTTTGCATCTTCTATCGAAAAGGAAACTGTCCAAATATCTCCATTATCTTTTCTCTTCCCATGTAAAATACAACATGTAGAAGTACTCTTTTCGTCTTTAGTTACAGAATGCCCAGCTTGCCTTGCTAATGCAGCCATCATCTCAGCTGACATCCCAACTTTGCCTTTCACAAAGTAAAGAGCTCCATTTAACGCCTCTACAGGATCAAGATTCATAGCTCTAGCTTTCGCTACAATTGCATAAATCCCCTCTTGCCCTAACTTGGCATAATGAGAGGTCTTCATCAAAAGAGAGCAGATCTTATTTGTTTTCTCAATATCAGCAATACTGGTATCAAGATCGTTTGTTTTGACTAATTGGTTATTCATATCATTTTCCTCTAAATTTGATATAATTCTCATGTTGTTTATGTATGTGTATGATATATTTCATATATCAATACAATATCATTTTAATACTTAGTCGGTATAAGCACAACAGATTTTACTTAAAATATTTTGTATTATTCCATGTTCTCCCATTTTTCAAATATTGTTTTTCCTTCTTCATGTAAGGCAAGAGCTACGCTTATTGCCCTCTCTATCAAAATTCGTGAATACTCACTATTTCCCCACTCTTTCAAGATCTGGATACTCCCAGCAGAAATAATCACCGATGCTACTTCCATCGGAGACATCACACACTCATTTTCTTCCATCAACTCACGAAGTTGTCTAATTAACGGAGATTCACATGTAGCCATAATTTATCCTCTGTGTTAGTTTTTGATACATGTATATAATATTTATCAATGTATTGTTATTATATACTTAGTGGAAATTTATACACAACTGATATTTTTTTGATATAAAAAATCTACCATTCTGATACACTCATCATACAAAATAGGTATTAAACATGGATTTATACGAATATCGCTTCAAATTCCATACCCCGTACAGCAAGATCGCACGAAAAGTAGGATGCTCAAGAAATTACTTAACACTCATTGCTAACAAACAAATTAGACCAGGGAAATTCTTAGCTAAAGCCATTGAACTTGCTACCGATGGGCATGTAACCGTAGAAGAGATTATGAAAGGATGTCCTGAAAAAGAAACTAAAGAAAAGAAGTGAGGTACGTAGAAATTTTTGCAATTAATTTTATAAATAAATAGTTTTAAAAACTTTCACAGAAGTTAAAGAATAGGATTGGAGAAAAGCGTAAGGGAACGGGATTGGAAAGCAGAGAGGGCGGGAGTAGTTATTCGGCCCATTATTGTTTAGGTGTTTACTTTACATCTCTTTTTTAAACCTGAGATATTGATTCAACATTCTTTTGATCTCTATTTCTTTTTTGTGGGGTGATAGTTCACATAAAAATACATCGTACAGATGATCAAAACCAGCTCGTAAAAACCCTGACATTGCCTTAGCGTGCTTATGCTCTAAACATAGTTCCAGCAAAAAATCTTCACATTTTTGTCTAATTATTTCAAACTCTTCTGGAACGTGAGTTTTCTTAGCCATATTTTCCTTGAAAAAATTCCTATGCTTTGAAATTATTCAATTAATTTTTTGATTTAAGTAGCTAAATGATTTTCAAAGAATGGTTCATATTGAACCTATTATTTTTTGCAGGATACATTTTCTATGCAAAATTTTGGAATGTTTTTTATATGAAGTAAAAGTTGATGGATGCGGAAGAGACAAGAATAATACAGACCCAAGATTTTATTTATAAATTTTTGCAAAAAAGGGCAGATCCAAGTGAAGCTATATGTATTTTAGTAAACATTCAACTAGCAATCATTTTTTCATTGACAGACTCAAAAGAAGAATTTGAGGTTGAATGCAAATAATATATTAAAAGTGTGGAAGAGTTTGTTGATTATTTTTCTAAAAATTATAAAAAATGGCACACCTGTATAAAGAAGGATGAATGAAACCCGAGTTCATCATCCCCGGGTTTTTTGTTTTATAAAGAACCTACACATTTGTTTGACCAACCATAAACTGATTGGTTTGAGAAAGAATCGTTGTGTTGTTGCTTTTATTCTTAGAAGTTTTGAATTCTAAAGAACGGTTAGAAAAAAATATTTGAGCTTTTTCCAACTCGTTAATTTCTTTCTCATCCATAGTTTTTCCATAGACTTGAATTCGTTTTCCGATTTCTCTCATTTTTTCATCCAAGCGGTCTATTCTTCTAAGCGTAATGGTTTGATTTAATTCTGCAAATTCTGTCTCACACATCTTTGTCCCTATCACTAAACCCATTGAAGCAGAAAGACCAGTCGTTAAAAAAGTGGAAGCTGCTGCCATCGGCAAATTTGTACTAATATTCTTATATTCAAGAAAAGCGGATGTTAAGACCCCTATGGTTGCGCCAAAAATAGCTCCAATCTGTCCGTCTATATATATTTTTTTATTTAAACGATTCAATTCCTGATTTTCTCTTTCAGCAATTACTTTTTCCTGTTCATCCATATCTTTAAGGTAACCATTATCCATTGTAGTATATGGAAAAGCAGAGGATGCATACATGCATTCTGTTGGGATATTATTTCCTGTAATCATGATGACTCCTAAGATTTATTATTTTTTCTTTAAACACTGATATTAAACCGCTTGATCAAAATAACTCTTGGCTTTATTTCAGCCGATCATTATTTTAAAGCATAAAAAAAGAGTAGCTGCTAAGCACAACTACTCTTTAAGAGAAAGAAAACCGAGTACTCGTTACTGCACTGTTTGTTAAAAAGTCTGCATACTTGAGTTGCAACCCTTTTTATTTGGTTTTCTTTAAGCAGAATACTAGAGCTCAGATTTTTATGGAACAGAAATCTTGCTTAAGAAAAATATTTTTTGAATTAAAATTTATGTTTGATATAGAATGCGCTACACGTATGCGTGGTTCACTAGGGGCAAAAAAAAGCCCCTTAAATCCAAGGGGCCACATAAGAACATTCAATGAAATCATCCACTATCACCACACAATGAATGATTTTACACACGACAATCATCACATCAGGAAAACAACGTGATAACTGCTTCTAAATCCAAACCATTACCATAAAGATTAAAACATGATAACGATCCAAACTATTACCATAAGAAGGAAAACCTTATGACAACAATCTGTGCCCAAAATCATATCGAAGAGCCCAATTATACACAAGTACCCAATTCGATTATCGATTATTGGTTAACTTCAGGCAAGCTCACCTCGAATGCAGTTCTTCTATTACTTATCTTTTGCCGGAAAATTTTTGGATGGCATAAAACTTCGGAATTTCTTTCCATTAGCAGGCTTGTCGAACTTTCCGGATTCTCAAAACCTAACGTTTTGAAATGTTTAAAGAGTCTTGAAGAAAACGGACTCATCATCAGAATCAATCATAAACTTGGCAATGAGTATGAATGCAACGAATATAAATTAAATATAGGGAAACCTATTGAAAAACCACCCAAAAAAGTCGAAAAAGAAGTGGGTAAAAAAAATTACCAACCCTCTACGGGAGAGGTAGGTAAAATTTTTGCCCATAATAAAAGAAAGATATATATAAAAAAAAGCAGCAAGGAAAAGGCCAAGCCAAAACCTAAACAAAAGGTTGCTGCTGCTTCTTTTTTTCCAGAAAAAGAAAAAAGCATTGAAATTTTGCAGTCGATTGGCTTAAGTGCTAAAAACATCGAAAGCTTACTCTGTTATCGCTTTTCTTTGGATGACCTGCAAAAAGCAATCGACTTTTTCAAGAGCAAAAACAAAACCCCTTCAAATCCAGTAGGTTGGATAATTCTTTGCATTAGAGGTAAGTGGTGGCAAGAAAAAGAAACGCGCGAGCAACAGGTCGTTTCTCAATCAGAAGAAAACAAAATCTATTCTCAAACTCTTGAGAAACAATACTCTCACCTTTTTGAAAACAAAGGACTTAGGCTTGAGTCTTGGAATAAATATATTTTAATTACACAAAATAACGGTTACGGAACCCCATTTTCGCTTGACTACACAGAATTTGGGTTTAAAGATCGATTAATGAACGAGATACAGAAACGAGGGGTGGTGTTAAGACTATGAAGTTTGTTTTTGAAGGAATCCCTATTGCTAAAATGAGACATCGAGACGTAAACTTTTGCGGATCAATGATTAAATATGATCCACAGCATAGAATTAAAGAGGAAATCAAAAAGAAAATGCTTGTCCAGTTCAATCAGGCTTCTAAAAGTGAGGCCGAAAGTTTGCGATCGGCTGAAGGTTTACATGTTTCCTTTGTGTTTGCTCTACCTGCATGTAAAACAGATCCTTTGATTAAAAAAAATGGAAAATTGTGGAACTTCGAATCTCCTGCCAAAAAACCAGATATCGATAACTTGGAAAAATTTTATTTGGATTGTGGAAATGGGGTGCTGTTTTCTGACGATTCTAAAATAATTAGTTTATATTCCACAAAAGTTTATTCGCAAATCCCCAGAACAGAGATGATTGTTATGAAAAAAAAATCGACGAGCCTTTCTGAAGAAAGTAAAAAAATTATTTGTAATTTTTCCCCACAAGAGATAACGGAAATGTTAGACGATTTTAGAGAAATTTTTTACAAAAGCGTAGAAGAGTTAGATGTGTTCAGCAAAGAAATATGGGGTGATTTAGGAGAAGGGCGTAAAAAATTAATAGAAGAAGCGTCCGATCAATTTCTAGAGGAAATGGCTTACTTCCTACTGAACTTTGCAAAAAAGTATGGAAATCAGATAGCTAAAATAAAGAAAATCTGCCAGGATGACAAAAAATAAGTTTAAATAAAAAAATGTTTAGCATAAAGTGAGATAAGATGGAAAGCAGAAACAGAATTGATGAGAGTGCTTTTAAACTCACTCAACTGATTGGGGTTGTAACTCTTAGAGCGCTACAGATTTTACCTCAATCCGATTTAGTCATAGAATTGATGGACGTACTTTTAATTCACCAAGAATTGTTGTATTTTCTAGAGGGATTAAATGAGCTTTCTGAATCCAGATTACAGGAATATTTTGATCACATACTTGAATATCGCCAACAAGTAATGAATTTAAAAAACAACATGGAGAAGGAAAAAAATGCCACTAAAAAAAGGGTATAGCCAAAAGAGAATTTCAGAAAATATTCGCACTGAAATGGAACATGGGAAGCCTCAGAAGCAAGCCGTTGCTATCGCACTTTCTACCGCAAGAAAATCTGCAAAGAAAGAGGGGAATAAGAAAGTAGCGAATAAGCTAAAAAAAAAGAAATAAAGGACCCAACTGACTTTGTGTTGATTGGATCTGTAGTGGGTCCAATATTGATTTTATTTTTAATTTGTATTTGTTACTTAATATTATGCCAATAAGCCCTGAAAGAAGATTAAAAAATATTCAAAAAGCCAATGAGAACTGGCTAAAAAAAGATAAGCCTCGTTCTAACAAGAACACGCATCCTTTTAAAAGAAGAATGGTATTGCGTACCAGAAATGAAGAGCTCAGAGAAAGAATTGTATAGTGGCAGTTACACAAGAAGATTTGAAAAAATCCTTAGAAGAGAAAAAAAGGAATGCTGAAGTTTTTTGGGATAAAGTGTTCAATAAAGCACTAAATGGAGACATAAATAAATACTCCATTGTTAGTGCAATGATGTTGTTAAACACAGCCGATACTGAATTTTGTGAGATTAAACACCTTGTAAAAATCTATCCTATAAGTGGGGATCTAAACTATGGATAAACAAATTAAAAAAGTCCAAAAAGACGTCGAAAAGGGAAATAAAAAGAAAGCGAAAAAAGATATCTCAACGCTGCTTAAAATGGATAAAAAGTTCGATAAGAAGTTAGATAAATGTGACACAATGATGAAGAAGAAAAAATGACAGAAGAAAAAAAAATAAGAGATTACAGAGCCGAAGCCTATAACAAAAAGATTGTTGACCAATTGGCTGATAATCTTATTGAATGGGTTGAAGAGAATGTAAAAACTCATGAATTTTTTCTTTTAGGAGATTGGGCTTTTAGTAATGGTGTCAATCCTAAACACTTGGGATACATGGGTAAGAAAAGTGAGAAGTTTAAAACGGCTCACCAGTTAGCGAAGGCATGGCAAGAGCATCGGTTAGCTAAAGGTGCTTTAAAAAAAGAATTTGATAGTAGATTCTCCTCATTTTTCTTAGCAGTCCATTGTGGATGGAAGCTTGATCCACAAAAAGATAAAGAAGAAGAGCTGCTCAGCGATTTTAGATATTTCTTAAATCATGTTAGGGGAAAAAACGATGAAGCTGACAGGTCTTTCGACGAAACAGAGTCTGGCTCTGACTGAAAGTGATGCTTTCGTCAACATCTATCATGGAGCTGTCCGTTCTGGGAAATCTTATGTTTCTCTCATGAGATTTTTTCAACATGTTGTAGAAGGTCCTGACTACAATTATCTAGTATGTGGAAAGTCTGAACGTACCATTGTCACAAACATCATCGATCCTTTAAATAAAATGACCGGCAATCTTATCCGTTACAATCGAGGAATGGGATATTTTACTCTTCTTGGAAAAAAAATCTATGCTATCGGGGCAAATGACGAAAGAGCCGAAGGAAAGATTAGAGGAACCACATTTGCGGGGGCATTAGTTGATGAGGCAACCTTAATTCCTCAAGGTTTTTTCCGCATGCTGTTGAGCCGTCTTACTATTGATGGCGCTAAGCTGTTTGCAACGACCAACCCTGATTCTCCTTTCCATTGGCTAAAGCATGATTTTATCGATCTTCACGAAAATGATAATAAATTTTTGAAACTTTTTGATTTTGTAATTGATGATAATCCTTCCTTATCAGCGGATAAGAAAGAGGAACTAAAAAAATCCTATCAAGGTCTGTGGTATAAGAGATTCATTGAGGGGCAATGGGTATTAGCGCAGGGAGCTGTCTATGACTTCTTTGATCAATCTTTGCATACGTTTGAAGGAAACCCTCATACTTATGCGAAATATTATATCTTGGGTGTTGATTACGGTACTACTAATCCCTTTGCTGCTACTTTGGTGGGTTTTAATGATGATGCTCGACCTTACTTATGGGTGGAGAAAGAGTATTATTGGGACTCTAAGAAGATGGGCTACCAAAAGACAGATTTCGAATATGCCCAAGACCTGCAACGAGAATTTGGAGGATATACAGTTCAAATAATTTACTTAGATCCGTCAGCAGAAAGCTTTCAAGTAGAGCTAAGAAGGCAAAGAAAGCCCGTAAAGCAAGCAAAAAATGAAGTTTTGGACGGCATCAGATCCGTGGCTAATTTTTTTTCAAATGGAGACTTGGTTATCTCAAAAAACTGTATAAATTTGATTAAAGAAATCGAAGGATATGTGTGGGATGAAAAATCCATCAAAGATGGCGTAGATCGTCCTGTAAAGACTAGAGACCATGCTCTTGATGCGATGCGTTATGCCATACATTCTCACTGGGGTGGAAAAAGTACTCTTAAGGAAGCAACGAGAGAACAATCCTATCAGCAGTCTCAGGAAAAACTTTGGTCAAAAAATCCAATGACATACCCTGGTTTTACAAATAGTTTCGGGTGGCAAAGATATTAATTGACAAAAATAAAATTTAATCGATAAAAAGATGCGTAAACCATTTATTCATTTCTTAGTTGCTAGGTCACACACTAGTAAGCCCCAAATTCTTACTAGTGTGTGTTTTTTCATGCAGCGCGTTTATAAATCTTTTAAACAAACGACTAGATCCGCTTCCTTCAACTTCTAAACGACGTCACCATAGCTCATCACTATCATTTCTTTTACTCGCTACTAATTTAACACCGTTAACATAATTAACATCCCTTGTCCAAATTACACGACCGTGCAATTTTCGTGCAATTCTGAATGAATTCGTGCAATTCTGAATGAAAATGATAGATACAAAAAATCTACCTATCTGATATATTTCCTGTATTACTCCAATATAAGAATAATCCTAACTTAGCATAACTTTGATATGATTACAGTAGTAGGCGGTATTAAAGGTGGCTCGGGAAAAACAACCATAGCCACAAATCTCACTGTCATTGCCGCTGCAAAGGGTAAGAAAGTCTTACTAGTTGATGCGGATGAGCAAAAATCGTCTTCTGATTGGGCTGCCCAAAGAGAATCCATTGAACAGATTTTTGATTATGATTTTACCACAGTTTCTTTAACGGGAAGGTGGATGAATTCTCAACTTCTTAAGATAGAAAAAGATTACGATTATATTTTTGTCGATGTAGGAGGAAGAGATACGACAAGTCAACGATCTGCCTTAATTGTAGCTGACCTGTTCTTAATTCCTTTCAAACCTCGTTCATTAGATGTATGGACTATTGCAAATGTGAGGAGCCTAATTTCAGAAGTAAATTCAGTAAATTATGATTTAAAGTCCATTGCGTTTATTAATCAAGCAGACTCTAGTGGTCAAGATAATGTAGTTGCAAAAAATATTTTGAAAGAATGTCTTGAAATAATGTGCTTGGATGTCTCTGTTGGTCATAGAAAAGCTTTTTCAAATGCCGCATCGGATGGATTAGGAGTATTAGAGTTAAGGAATCAAGATAGCAAGGCTTCTGAAGAAATTTTAGCCTTGTATCACGCTATATATAAATGATGGAAAATAAAAATATGACTATCAAGAAAAAAATGAATGAAATTTTCTCGGAAAAAGACAATGACGAAAGCAAGAGAATCGAAAATATCATTTTGAAAGGGGGAGAGGTCATCTCCGATAAGGAGAACATTAAGCAAGAAAAAAAATTAGTGAATGTTCATATTCCAAAAAATTTATTGTCAGAAATAGATCTCATCTTAAGAAGACAGGGAAGTTTTAAATCAAGAAATGTTTGGATACTAGAAGCGATTCAAGAAAAGTTATACAAAGCTGCAAATAGCCAAAGTAATTTTAATAAATTGGGTTAACAAAGGAATAGATATATGGAACAACTCACATTCATTGAAGAGACGAAAGAAGAAAAGCTAGAGAGAAAAATCAAGCATTTAGAAGATCTCTGTGATCGGTTACGTAAAGGACAATATGCTCAGATTAATTCCTTAAAGAAATTGTATTTCGATCTTAAGCAAGAACACGAAGATTGGAAGGCGGTTATTTCTAGAAAACCCTCTTCGCTTGTTTAATTCTTTTATTAAAAAAAAGATTTCATATTCAAAAAAATTCTCAAAAGTGGATAATCGTTTTTTTATTCATTTCATAAACAGCGAGAAGTTTAAATGGTTCCTGGGTTTGGTGAATTTGTCCCTATAGATTATACAGTCCCTGAACATCCCCCAGAATACTATGAAAGCCTTGTAAAGAGTAAAAATAATTACGTTCCTTTTTTGCTTAATCATTATGTATTTTCTTTTGACTTTATCGAGCAAGTTCCAGTCCATCGTATACAAAGAGTGCAAAAGACTATAACAAAAATGCGTCATGGAATATTCGACCCAAACGCATTTCGATTCACAAATATAGCCGAATATATACAGAATATAGCTCTACCGGAATATATTGGGAAAAGACAACAGAAAAAAAGTGACAAAGAATCTCTAAATAGATTGATTACATCACTTTGTGTTTATTCATTTTGTGGTCTAGGAGCAGCCGTAACACTGATTTATACAGTAGAAAAACATAAGTTGCATAAAATGGCTAATACGGCAAGTTGTATTATAGCGATAGCTGGAGCTATTTTACTTATTTATATTCGCATGCAACCTGAACCTAGATTACTTGAATCTAAAGAAGAACTTTTAAGAAGATATTTTTATGAACGTAGAAAAGAAATCGAATATAGATATAAGCGTGACAACATATCTTTTGAACAAATGAAAAGAGATTTTTGTTTAGAATGAAGGAGAAATAAATGGATTGTCAGATCAACAATAATTGCAAAAGCGATGGTAAACTATATACTTATTTTGAAAATGGGAAAGTCAAAGTTTATAGACATTCAGAATTTCTAAATTCTTTCGAGTGTACAAAAACTCAAAAAACGGCATTGGCTGCAAGTGTTGTTGTGGGGGCTAGTTCTGGATCGTTTGCTGGATTTTTTATTGGAAAACAGATTGAAAGTTATCTCATTTCAGTAATTCCAAAAGTAGATGAAAAAACAGAAAATGTTAATACAATGAATACTATTGCCAATGATTATTTCTCTTTTTCTATCGGAGGAACTATAGGAGGTCTTTTAGGTGGAATAGGCGGCATTATTGGTGGAATATCAGGATATATGTATTTTATTGAACGAAGTAGTTCATATATTTCCTGGGTCCAAGAAAAATTTAGAAAAATTATTCCTGAAATAGCAGATGATGAAATATTATCCATATTTGCAGGTTTAGATTATGAGATTATAAAACATCCTGTAAGATGTCCATCAGGAAATTTGCACGATCTTTATTCATTATTAAAAATTTCTGGAAAAGACGAACAAGGCAATATTAGATGTCCAAACAGAAATGGATCGTTTCCTAAAGAAGCTCTTCAGAAAGATGAAGAAGCAAATCTAGTGATCTTAAAAAGATATTACTATTTACTCCGAGAGGTTGTAGAAAAAGGAAGTGAAAGTCCTGAAAAACTCAAAGAAATTCAATCATGTCTTCCTATTCTAGAAAAGCTTATTGATGAAGTTTACAAAGAGTGTAAAGTAAAAATTTACAATTTGCTGATAAATGATCGTATCAGTGATGAACAGCATAGTGAAGAAGTCGTCTTGTTTAAAAAACTTTTCGGTACAAAACCATTAGATGAACTTAATTGGGACTTAGATTGGAAGGACATTTTACGTCAGAGGTGGTTGAACTTTCATCGGAGATAGGACTACATTCACAAACTTTCTTATTATCTATACATTTTTCGTAGATATGTTCAGTAATCACAAACATTACTGTGATTGAAAATACTATGATGCATAGGGTAAGAACGAATTCTCGTAAGATCATGTTTTAATTGCTCGATTGCAAATAACCTTGTACGTACCAACCATCTATCCAACCTATCTGCGTATTACTCATAAGTCGGATATTCAGTATAGTTCCTGATTTTAAAATGATATTCATATCATTATTTTGATGAGAGCCACCAATTGTAGTACATGAAGCAATCCATTTTGCATTAGTGCAAGGGAAAGTTCCAAGCCAAACTCCCATCCCAAATTGACTCCAGCTTACGGAATTATCATAAGGAGGGCCTTCCACTTGCATGTTTGTAATGACAAGTTCATATCCTTCAGGAACTAGATAAGGAAGAGAGATAATTTCTCCAACTACTCCATTAGAATTAGGAATGGGATTATCAATTACATTTCCAGCAGGAACTAGAGTTGTTCCATAGACAATCCAAGGAATATTTGCATAAGAATAAGAGAAAAGACAGATAAAAATTAGGGAAAGAGCTCTTATTTTCAAATTAAGCGAACTCCCACACGATAATGATTCCTGATCCACCATTTCCACCAGCTCTATTTGTCGTGCTATTATTAGAAACAGCCCCACCTCCGCCAGATCCTGTACCTGAATTCGCTACGTTTCCAACAGAAGAACTTCCACCTGTAACTTGCGCTGGAGCTCCAGCTCCTGCAAAAACAGAAGCACCACCCGCACCCCCAAAACTATTTGATAAAGTAGCTACTCCCATATCTCCTGAACATCCTGTACAATTAATATCTCCCCCAGTTGCCGTTCCACCAAAACCTGTTAATCCAGCAGTAATATGAACAGAAGCAGTAGCTCCATCTCCATTTCCTCCGGTTCCTCCATTACAAGTAATTACATCAAAGGTTGTATTATTTCCATTAGATCCAGCATTTACTCCTGCCGTACCACCATTTCCTCCTGTACCAACGGTATATGTATATGTGGCTGCGGGAGAAGAGTAAAATTTTCTTGCATAACCTCCGGCACCACCCCCACCAGCTGCTGAAGTTTGTCCTAAAGCAGTAGATACACCGCCACCGCCACCGCCACCACCAACACATTCTACAAGAATAGTTGTGATTCCAGCTGGAAGAGTATAAGTAGCGCTTGTTCCACTTGTAAATATCTGAAAACTTTTCAAGGCTGTAGAAGCAAGTGTGATTGATCCAGCACCATTAGTAATCGAAATCCCATTTCCAGCTGTAAGAGTAGCTGCGACAGGATCAGCACCAGTACTTCCAATAGCCAATTGACCATTGGTTAATGCAATATTTGTAATTCCATTTGAAGCTGCACCTACAAGAACACTATGATTTGTTGTAGTAACAGCATCAAAAGTACCTGTGCCATTATATCGCACAAGACCTGTGCTATTTGCATTGATTGAATTTCCTGTAGCCATATTAAGTTACCGTAATGTTTCCAATTGATGAGATCACGTTCCAGGTTGTGTTTGCTACGACACAAACTAGGAAAACTGTATCTCTAATATTTGTTGAAGCTAAAGTACCTGTAGTAATGGTTGCTGATTGAGTTCCAAAAAATATTTGTTGGCCTGTAGTGTAAGCAATTGACCATCCTGTGGCTGTATTAATTCCAGTGACTGCAATTATAGATCCTACAGCACTTGTGGTAGGGAGGGTAAAAGCCACTGTGCCTGCTCTATTAGCGATATATCCATTATTCACTGCCATCGCTTGCGAGGCGCCTGTAATTACTGTCCAAGTAAGTCCTGCTCCCACAGCATTGATCGTCACTGCTCCTGAAGCATTTGTAATTGACACCCCAGTACCTGCAGTTAAATTAGCAGCTACAGGATCATTTCCTGTGCTACCAATGGCAAGTTGCCCATCTGTTAAAGGAATGCTTGTTAAAGCGTTGGAAGAGCCACCAACGATTACCGCATGATTGGTAACTGTTGTTGCTGTCCATGTTCCAGCACCATCATATTTTGCAATTCCAGTGCTATTTGCATTAATTGAGTTTGCGGTTGCCATATTTATACCACCGTTATATTTCCTATAAGATCTGTAACTACCCATCTTGCGTTCGCTGTTTGACATACAAGAAAGATGGTGTCTCCTTGCTGTGTAGAGGCTAACGAACCTCCTACCCCTAAAGTAGTTTGACTATTAGCAATGCGAATTCTTGTCCCTGCATTAGGTTGAGTAATCGTCCAGCTTGTCGCTCCATCTAACACGATAGCTATCGTATCTCCTATCGCTGAAGTAGCAGGTAAAGCTAAGGATAGAGCACCCCCGGGGGAAATACAAAAATATCCGTTATTTACTGCTAATGTTTGATTTGCCGAAATTGTTTGCCAAGTAAGACCTTCTCCTACTGCTGATATAGTGATAGATCCAGATCCGTTGGTAATTGATATTCCTGTACCAGCAGTTAAAGTGTTTACTTTGATATTTGGAGCTGCTGTAGAACCAATAAGAAGTTGACCGTCAGTTGTAACGCGACCAGAAACAGGGGTAGTTCCCGTGAAATCTACGTTACTTGCAAACATTACATCATTGTCAAAACCGGCCATTTTTTACCTATGATACATATGTGTAGATTGCTAATACTCTCCAATCGATTGTAAGGCCTGCCACTCCCGTCACTCGAATAACGGCATTATTTCCAGATACAATAAGATTAGCGTCAGCTGTTACAAGAGCTGCTTCTTCGTTAACAATTTTATCTGGAGTCCCAATCAAAACAGCAGCCGCTCCAGTAGTTCGGACAGAGCCAAAAATCGAATATCCAGCACCAGAGGGCGTTCCTGCTTCAAAGGCTGCGATCTCAATATCGAGAGTTAAGGTTCCTGGAGTCGTTCCTAAATTGGTGTTATTAAGGGTAAATGTAATTACATCGGATGTAACAGCTCCAACGGTTGTGGCAGTGCCTGAAAGGCGATTTGTAAGTTGAATAGTAAGAGTATTTCCCCCAGAAGACCCATCGGTTCTAATTCCATTAGCATTGTTTACTATTACCTGACCGCCGGGAACATTAAGGATATTTCCAGCTGGAATTGCAGGGGAATTGACATCTGTAACAAAAGAGGTAGGAACTGCGGGTGTTCCTGTGACGTTAACGATTCCAGCTTGGCTCACTTATCCTCCCTGATATACAACAACGAGATAAACTGATCCAACACCGGCAGCTCCTTTTACATACACTTGAGTGTGTGCAGGGAAAGAAAGACTATTTTCTCCAGAAGAACTTTGTGCATCAGATCCAAAATCGTAGAGATAAAAAGAGCTTGATGGAACTACATCATGATCGTTTACACCGTTATAGGAGACGGTTACTAAAACATTAGAGTTATTTACTACTTTCAATAAAACGGCAGAATTAGAAAGGGGAGATCCTAGTGATTGGTAAGATCCAGTAAATGTAGCTGAATCAATACTGCGTAAATTTTCAAAGATTGCTTGTCTTCCTAGTGCCATAAAAAACCTTATGCAAAAGTTAATCCAGCTGTATTGCCCAAGACAATAAACTCAAGATTTGCAACTGTGCACATAAGTAATACGGATGTGCTTCTAGCTCCTGATAGAGTTCCTGTAGCTCCGTTTGTTGTATGAGAGGTGTTTGACCAAATTTCCTGACCTGCTGCTTGAGTGATGGTCCATCCAGCTGCATTACTTTGTGCAGAAGTAATTAAATACATAGAACCAACGGAGGCTGTGGCAGGCAGAGCAAATGTAGCTAATCCTGCTTGCACAACGTTATAAGAGTTTTGAGCGACTAATGTAGTGCCTGTGGCTGCAGCATTAACATTGAATCCGCCTCCAGTAATATTTAGCGCTAAAGAAGCAGCACCAGCTGTAAATCCAATTCCTGTAGAGGTGGTGAGAGTTCCGAAAGCAGGATCAGCACCAGTTGATCCTAGAAATACTTGTCCGTTTGTTCCGACAGCAGTTGCTGCAATTGCGCTATTTCCTTCTCCTAGAAGAACTCCATGTGCTGTCAAACCTGAATTGGTTCCTAAAGCTGCAAAAGCAGGATCAGCGCCAGTGTTACCAGTAAGAACTTGTCCATTAGTTCCCACTGTAAGAGCAACAATTGAGGAAGTTCCTTCGCCGACTAACACACCATGAGCTGTGTATGTAGCAGGTGTATAAGGACCGATGAGAGAAATTGTCTCTGTATTTGCTGTTCCGGCTACCAAAACTTGGTTTGCTGTCCCTTTGATATTAAAATTTCCAGCCAATGGAACTTCTGCACCTCCGGAATCGCCTGTAATTTGAGTGATTGGTCCACCAGTTCCTGTATCATTTAAAATCCATACTCCAGAACCCCCATATACCCAAAATTTTGTGGCTGATGTATTAATCCATTGTTGACCCACCCCATAAGGTGTTCCTGATGGACTAACAATGTCACTTGATGTGGGATCTCTTGTTGAAGAAATAGGAAATGGAACTTGTGGATTGATTCCATCTGTTGTGTAAGCTTGCTGCACCATAGGAAAACCTCATCGATGTGTTAAAAATAAACATCAATTTATTCACAAATAAGTAAAGTAAAATTTTTATTTTGATTAAGTTTTTCAGCGCTACACCTTTTTCAACGTGAAAATAAGCCGTTAAATGGGATTGAGAATCAAATAATATATATATACTAAAAATAGAAACATGATGATAAAGCGAGGTAGATTATATATTTTTTTTTAAAAGGTGGCTAATATGCCGATGTACTTTCCGCCATGGGACACTGACACAGAGCCGGATGAATCAAATATTAAAACATGGTTGGATAACTTATACGGAAAATTTGAGCCCATTGAGCAAGCAAGATGGAATCAATCAAATATTGATACTCTTTTCTATGCTGGGGAGCAAAGGTTCATAAATTCTTATTTTAATTTTTACCCTACTTACAATTTCCAAACTTTTCATTTTAATTTGATTCAGCAGCCAATCAACATGGTTACTGGCTATCAAAGACAACATCGAAAATCGATCAATTATGTTCCTATTGAAGGTTCTCATCAACAAGCAGCTGATGATTTAAATAAAGTAGTCATCTATGCAAATAATTATCGTAATATTCTAGAGAAATTTTCTGTAGGATGTGAACAATCGGCCGTTACTGGTTTAGTTTTAGCGCAACCATACTTAGACTATACTGATGACCCTGTCAATGGCTCTCTTGATCTTAAAATTTGGTCTTACAACAGTTTTATGATCGATCCCTATTTTCGGGAACCAGACATGTCAGATTGTAATTTTGTCTGGTGTCAACAATATGTTTCTAAACAGGAAGCAAAAAACTATTTCCCAGAAAAAGCGAATCTCATTCAAACCATGTCTGGATATGGGAATAGGTACGGTAAATTTTACTTCCTTCCTGAGAATTACAACCTCGCTCGTAATGATCTTTTGGTATTGAGCTACGTATGGTTTAAAAGTAGCCGCAAGAAAAAGGTTCTCTATAACCATGTGGATGGCATTTCTTACGATTTTGCCGATAATGAAGAACATTTAGAGGAACTTGTCAATAGCACAGGTTTTTTTGAAATATTGGAGATACAAGTTCCTACGTGGAAGCTCGCTGTCGTCTTAAATGAGCAGATGATGTATTTAAATCATAATCCGTTGGGATTTGATGAATGTCCTTTCATTCCTATCTATTGGAATTACGATCCTCATGTGGCTCAGTATGATTTAAGAGTGAGATCTTTGACGCGCTCAATGAGAGACAGCCAATTTCTCTTAAATAGAAGAATTATTTTAAATCATGATATTTCCGAAAGTTCGATCAACTCGGGATGGATTCGTAAAGAAAATGCTGTCGTCAATGAAGAGAATTTACGCTATGCAGGACAAGGACAAGATATCATCATTAAAGAAGGGTTTGAGATCACTGATGTACAAAAAATTATTCCCAACGCGGTTCCTCCATCAGATATGGAACTGGCAAATCAATTGGCTGATTTTATCTTCAAAACTTCCGGAGTAAACCAAGAATTATTGGGTATGGCAAATGATTCTAACGCGGGAATTGAAGTGATGCTCCGTCAAGGAGCTGGTTTAGTGACTTTACAAAAATATTTTGATCAATGGGATGTCGCTTTGAAATTACTCGGAAAACTGGAAATGAAAATTATTCAAAACAAATGGTCAGCGGCAAAGATTGCTAGAATCATCGGGAGAGAACCAAGCCCAGAATTCATGACGAAAACATTCTCTAAATATGACGTGCTAGTTGCTGAGGGATTAGATACCACAATTCAACAACAACAGCAATTTCTTCAAATGATGCAGCTCAACCAAGCTTTGGGAGGAATCATTCCTACTAAATTCTTGTTAAAACATTCTACCATTCAAGGGAAGGATGAAATTATTCAAGCTGTTGAAGAACAAGAGATGCAGCGGCAACAGATTCAACAACAACAATTGATGATCGAACAAGCAAAATTAGAGGCAGAATTGCAACTTGTTCATGCAAGATCGGCAAGTGAAATTGCCATGGCGCGGGAAAGACATGGAAGAGCAGAATCTAATATCGGATTATTTGAAGAAAGGCTTTCAGAAATTACGCAAAATCGGTCTATGGCTCTTAAAAATAAAGTGGAAGCATTGCAAAAATTACTAGAAGTAATCAATCAATATGGTGAATTAGAAACAGCACAAAATGCGCAAAAATTGAGCTCTGAACAGTTTTTACAAAGAGAAGAAGAAGATCGAGAAAAAATTGATGCTAAAACTACAGCAGAATCAAATAAATTCTTAACATTTGGAATGCAAAATAATCTTTCTCAAAATACAATGGGAGAAAGAGACAAAGTAAGGAGTGCATTATTATGAAGCCAATGTCAGAAAGAAAAATGGATATGGGAAAAGGGGGTCCAGATTCAGACGGTTACTTCCCAGAAGAAGCCCATCACAAAAAATTAGCACGACCTGGGGAAATTAAAGGGTTTAAATATCCTGATACCCAAGAATTAGCCCATCGTGACCAAGAAGAATTTGTAAAAGATACAAGCAAAAATATGCCAAAACCAGGATATAGGCATTAATATGCAACCAGATTACGAAAAACCCGTGGTTAAAGGGCCTGAGTTTACTGAGCCTGGTTTTCCCTGTTATGATTATAGAAACATGGAAAATGCAGGCAAATACCAGGGTGTAGGGTCGGCTGGGAAGGTAGGGCATCGTCAAAGTGAAGATAATTCTATTGAAACGATGCCTCCGAAAAAAGAGAGAACGAAAGTTCGAAGAGACCACCGTGGTTAAAAAATTTATCAACCCCTACTTTGACCATAAAAGCAGCGATAATGCCGGAACAACACATTATTCCGGCATTCCCGCAAAGATCGGCTTACGAATGGGTACATTCACCGAAGATTCTTTAAAATATCGGAAGATGAAGAAATCCAAACCACCACGCAAGTTCAATTAGTATTTGTGCTTTTTTCATACATTTTCTCACTTATTTTTTAATAGAGCGTGTCGTTTTCTTTTGTAAATGTCTTGGTAAATTTCTTTAATCTGTTCTTCGCTTAAATCATCTATTTCTTTTTGCATGAGTTGCTTCGGATTTTTGAGATATGTATTAACGCATTCAAACACAAACTCATCCGCAAAAGCCTTTCCTTTTTTATACAATCCAAAAGACTCTTGATTGGGAAGTGTCCATAAAATCCTCATTTCTGAAGGATTTTTAGGATCTACACGCAATAAAGTAGCTCCTGGAGTAGGCTCAGGTTTAGTGAGCCTAGGATGATGATACATTTTTTTTATTCCCGTGTCATCATTAACTCTTTTCACAAAAGAATGAATGTAAAATTTATTTCCAAAAAATGGATCTGAAAGGATGATTTTTTGAATCATTTCTACGTATCCGTGTTCAGAATTTTCTTTAAAAAATCGAACATTTTCGAAAATTTTGTTTACAGTAAATGTGACGTTTTGCATACAGATCCTTAAGGTTTTGTAAATAAATATTTATAAAACTCGTTGCTTATTGCGTCAAATAAGAATTTTTGGTGTAACGACCGACTCACCACGGTTTAAAGGAATTTTTATGACAGAAGGCGTTAACGAACAGGAGATCGCCAATCCTGAAACGAAGACTGAAGTTTCAGTCAGCGATAAAGAGTACAACTTTAGACGTCTTGAAGCGGCTAAAGAAGAAGCGAAAGAAAGAGCAATGAAAGCCGAAATGGAAAATTCATTGCTTAAACAGCGCTTGGAAATGCTAGAACAACGACTCGAACCCAAAGAACAAGATCCTTTGGAAGGGGTCGAAGATTATGTAGATCCTGCTCGACATAAAGCTTCTCTTTATCAATTGGAAAAAAGATTAGAGAAGCGCCTCAAAAAGGAAGCAGAGGAAGCGGCTGAAAGGAAACTTCAGGAACAAGCAAAACAAAATCATATGGTTCGTCTCAGAAGTGAATATCCTGATTATGATCAGATCATGAATGAGAAAAACGTTATGCATTTTGAGCAAACTAATCCGGAATTCTTGCAGTCGATGACCTATGTGCAAGATGATTACGAGAGGAAAAAGCTAGCTTACAATTTCTTTAAAAAGAATTTGAAAGCTCCTGAACCGAAGCCTTCTATCAAAGAAAAAGTAGAGGAAAACGCGAAAAATCCCTACTACATTCCTCCGGGATCTGGCTCTCCTGCGGCTGTAGATTTTGACATAAAGTCTCCAGAAGCTAGACGAGCAGCATATGAAAAGTTAAAGATGGCGCAGAGAAAACCGATTGGTAGTGGCGGTCTTTCTCCAAGGTGAGAATTGCTTCCTTGACCGTTAACAGTAAGTAAATTGTTAACCATCGAGGAAAAATGAGCATTACAACTACTGGTAATTTACCAGCGCCAATTTTGCAATAATTGG